GAGCGGGTTGCTCGCCGTCGCGCGCGATGACGAGGATCTGGTGTGGCGGGCCGGCTCGGGCGAGCTGCGGTTTGCGAATGGGGCGTTGGCGTTCGCCTATTCGGCGGAGGCGCCCGAGGCGTTGCGCGGGCCGGAGCATCTGGCGGCGTGGTGCGACGAGGTGGCCAAGTGGCGCAACGGCGATGCGACGTGGGACAATCTGATGATGGGGCTGCGGCTGGGCGATCTGCCGCGGATCGTGGTGACGACGACGCCGCGGCCGGTGGCGCTGCTGCGGCGGATATTGGCGCTGCCGGGGGTGGTGCGGTCGCAGGGTCGGACGCGCGATAACGTGCATCTGCCGGTGAGTTTCGTCGAGGCGGTGACCGCGACCTATGCCGGGACGCGGTTGGGACGGCAGGAGCTTGATGGCGAGCTGATCGAGGATGTCGCGGGGGCTTTGTGGACGCGGGAACTGGTGGAGTCTCGGCGGGTGGCGTTTGCGCCGGCGGTGACGCGGGTCGTGGTGGGGGTGGATCCGCCGGCCGGGAGTGTGTCCGGGGGGCCGGGGGATGCTTGCGGGATCGTTGCGGTGGCGCTGGGGGGCGATGGATTCGGGTATGTCCTGGAGGATGCGAGCGTTTGCGGGGCCAGTCCGGAGGGGTGGGCTCGGGCGGTGGCCGCGTGTGCGGCGCGGCATGGCGCGGACCGGGTAATCGCGGAGGCTAACCAGGGGGGGAAGATGGTGGGGAGCGTGCTGGCCGGCGCGGACCAGGCGATGCCGGTGAAGCTGGTGCATGCGTCGCTGGGGAAGGTGGCGCGGGCGGAGCCGGTGGCGGCTTTGTATGAGGCTGGGCGGGCCTGGCATGTGGGGGCGTTTCCAGACCTCGAGGACGAGCTTTGCGGGCTGATCGCGGGGGGCGGGTATGAGGGGCCGGGGCGGTCGCCGGATCGGGCTGATGCTCTTGTTTGGGCTATGACCGAGGTGATGCTGGGGCCGCGGGCGCGGGTTTCTGTGCGGGTGCTTTAGGCGTCTTCTGATCCTCCCCTGGCAGGGGAGGTGGCAGCCCTTGGGCTGGCGGAGGGGTGTCGCGCTATCGAGGGGGTGTCACCCCTCCGTCTGGCAAGCGCCAGCCACCTCCCCTGGCAGGGGAGGATCAAGCGTATGGGAGATCGTCCATGAAATTGTTCGGGTGGAAATCCGGGCGCGATGAGTCGCGGCCGGTGTTGTCGCGTGCGCTGAGCGCGCCGGGGTTTCAGGGGGCGTTTGGCGATGTGCCGTACTCGTATGAGGCGCAGGTGCGGGCGGGGTATCTGGGGAATGCGATCGTCCAGCGGGCGGTGAAGCTGGTGGTGGAGTGCGTTGGGTCGGCGCCTTTGCTTGGGTCGGATCCGGCTTTGGTGGCGCTCGTGACGGCGCGGTCTGGGGGGCAGGCGTTGATCGAGACGATGGCGGCGCAGATGCTGCTCCACGGCAATGCGTATGTGCAGGTGTTGCGCGACGTTGATGGAGGCGCGGCGGAGTTGTTTGCTTTGCGGCCTGAGCGGGTCGCGGTGGAGGCGGATGCTAGCGGGTGGCCGGCGGCGTATCGGTATCGGGTGGGGGAGCGGGTGACGCGGCTGCATGCGGATCCGGTGCGGCCGGAGGTTATCCACCTGAAGAGCTTCAATCCGGTGGATGATCATTATGGTTTGGGGTGCCTGGGGGCCGCGTCGAGTGCGGTGGCGATCCACAATGCGGCGGCGCGGTGGAACAAGGCTCTGCTGGATAACGCGGCGCGGCCTTCGGGGGCGCTGATGTATGATCCTAAGGATGGCGCGGTACTGTCGACCGAGCAGTTCGCGCGGTTGCGGGGCGAGCTGGAGGCTTCGTTCTCGGGGGCGGGGAATGCCGGCCGGCCGATGCTTCTCGAAGGTGGCTTGCGGTGGCAGGCCTTGAGCTTGTCGCCGGCGGATATGGATTTCGTGGGGACGAAGGCGGCGGCGGCGCGGGAGATCGCGCTGGCGTTCGGGGTGCCGCCGATGTTGCTCGGGCTGCCGGGGGATAATTCCTATGCGAATTACCGGGAGGCTAACCGGGCGCTTTGGCGGCTGGGGGTGTTGCCGTTGGCGTCTTCGGTGCTGACCGGGATCGCGCAGGGGTTGGCTGGGTGGTTCGAGGGGGCGGCGTTGGCGGTCGATCTCGATCGGGTGCCGGCGCTGGTCGAGGATCGCGAGCGGCTCTGGGGGATGGTGAGCGGGGCTTCGTTTCTTAGCGATGCGGAGAAGCGGGCGATGCTCGATATCGAGGAGACTGTCTGATGGATGGGGCGGTGTTGGCGCAGTTGATGCGGCAGGGGGCGGAGCGGGGGGTGGACCTCGTAACGCTGCGGGCGATCGTCGAGGAGGCTGGGGAGTTGGGGGCGGCTCGGGCTTTGGCGCGGGTGGCTTTGAGCGACGAGCGGGCTCGGCAGGATGTGGCGGAATTGCGGGAACTGCTGGCGGCTTGGCGGGATGCGAAGCGGTCGGTTTGGAAGGCGGTCGCGGGGTGGATCGTGCGGTTGGCGATGGCGCTGATGTTGGCGGGGTTGGCGGTGAAGCTGGGGTTTGCCGCGTGGTTGAAGTGAGTGTCGCGTTCGCGGGGTATGCGGCGGTGTTCGATGTTGTCGATCGGGCTGGGGATGTGGTGCGGCGGGGGGCTTTCGCTGGGGCTGGGGTGGTGCCGTTGTTGTGGCAGCATCGGGGTGTGGCGGTTGGGTCTTTGTCCGTTGTTGCGGAGGATGCGCGGGGGTTGCGGGTCGAGGGGGTGGTTGCGGATCCGGAGCTGGCTCGGCTGGTGCGGGGTGGGGCGGTGGCTGGGTTGTCGGTTGGGTATCGGGCGACCTCGGTTCGGCAGGGGGTTCGGCGGGAGTTGCTGTCGGTCGATCTGGTCGAGGTTAGTCTGGTGGCGGTGCCTATGCAGGTTTTGGCGCGGGTTGAGGTACTCCGTTATCCTGACGAAAGTCCGGATCCAGAGCCGTGAGCGACGGTGTTCGGTACCCTGGGTCCTGACTTTCGTCAGGATGACGGGAGAAGTTTCATGAGGCGTCCTGCGGGGCGCCTTTTTTCGTTTCGGGTGAGGAGATGGGCATGAGTGTTGTTGACCGGCCGGTTTTGGAGGGGGCGGCGCCTCTTGGGGTGAGTGCGGCGTTTGCGGGGTTCGTGCGGACTGGCGCGACGCTGGAGATGAAGGCGTTTACCGGGGTGACGGGGGACTCTGGCGGGTTTGCGGTGCCGCGCGAGATCGATGCGCAGATCGATACGTTGCTGAAGGCGGTGTCGCCGATCCGGTCGATCGCCAATGTCGTCAAGGTGGGGTCCGCCGGGTACCGGAAGCTGGTGACGACCGGCGGTACGCCGTCCGGGTGGGCGGCGGAGAATACCGCGAGACCCGAGACCGCTTCGCCGGTGTTCGTCGAGATCGCTCCGCCTACGGGGGAGCTGTATGCGAATCCCTCGGCTAGCCAGGCGATGCTCGACGATGCGGCGTTCGATGTCGAGGAGTGGCTGGCGGGGGAGATCGCGATGGAGTTCGCGAAGGCCGAGGGGGCGGCGTTCGTGTCCGGCTCCGGGGTTTCGCGGCCGAAGGGGTTTCTGACGTCTGCTACCGCGGCGACTGCCGATGGCGTGCGAGCTTTCGGGACTTTGCAGTATCTGGCTAGCGGTACGGCTGGGGACTTTTCGGCGAGCCCGCGGGAGCGGTTGATCGATCTGGTCCAGTCTCTGCGGGGGCCTTATCGGCAGGGGGCGAGCTTTGTCATGAATGCGGCGACGCTGGCGCGGATCCGGAAGTTCAAGACGAGCGATGGGGCGTTCGTCTGGGCACCGTCGCTGGCGGCGGGGGTGCCGGCGACGTTGCTCGGCTATCCGGTGGTGGAGGCCGAGGACATGCCCGATATCGCGGTGAATACGCTGGCGATCGCGTTCGGGAATTTCCGCGCTGGGTATATCATCGCCGAGCGGACCGAGACCGGGATCCTGCGCGATCCGTATTCGAACAAGCCGTTCGTGAACTTCTACGCGACCAAGCGGGTCGGTGGGTGTGTGACGAACTCCGAGGCGATCAAGCTGATGAAGTTCTCGGTGGCTTGAGCTGTCCCTCTCCCCTGCGGGGAGAGGGAAGGAGGAGTACTTGCGACGGGAGGGTGAGGGGTGGTTGGGGTGGGGTTTCTAGCCTCACTCCCCTCTCCCTCCCACGTGCAAGGGCACGCGGGCCCCTCCCTCTCCCCGGAGGGGCGAGGGAAGTTTTGGAGACATCTTATGACGGGGTCGGCGATTTCTGCCGGGGTGATCGCTGAGGTGGTCGTCGCGGCGAGGGCTTTGTTGCGGGTGGAGAGCGGGGAGG